TCTGAACATCGGAGGGCTGCTTAAAGATAACTTTCGGTGCAACTTGTTTGGATTCGGTTCTGGGTGCCACGACGTCGGACGGGAGTTCGATGATTTCAGTGAACGCCATTGTGTTGTTCGTGTACTATATCTGTTTAAGTTATTTTTTATCGCGTATTTACGCACTATTTGTATCGTATTATCATTTGTCTCTGGTCATCGCGATAAAAAGTAACTTAATATGAATAAGAAATTGTAATTATTACAATGTGGACACTCATAAAAGATAAGTACAATCCGCTGACTCATCTACTGGCACTCTGTCCGGGTACCAAATCTCAAAGCTTCAGATTCCTTCACGGTATTCGTGCTCTGGCTCTCTTGTGGGTCCTGGGAATGCATACGACATTTCTGGCGTGCCTTCGCGGAATCAACATTCTAGGGCCGGGAGGAGTAGACGCGTATGGAATAACCAACGACGAACCTGCTCATTCGTGGCTGACAGACTGGTCTACTCAACCGAATGCCAATGGCGACGCAGGAGTTGATCTTTTTTTCTGTTTATCAGGATTTCTTATTGCCCACATGTGGCTCAGAGAAGTATCTAAGACTGGTACCTTCTATTATATTCGTTTCTTGGTGCGGCGTTTTCTACGCATATGGCCTATGTTGGCTATAGCGCTCGCACTTCAGGTGTTTCGTTTTTATATAAAACAACAGGACAACGAATGCTCTACTCATTGGTGGTCCGTTCTGATTTTTGTTCAAAATTATATGCCGAGCACTTGCCTGGCGCAAGCATGGTCTGTTTCTACAGAGTTTCAGTTTTATCTGATATCTCCGTTCATCATGATGGCAGCGTATAGTTCAACTAGCGAAAAACCGCGCCGTTGGGGTTACTTTGGATTGTGGGCAGGATCACTGATTGGAGTTATTATCAATGTTATTATTTTCTTGACGAGAGGAACCGATGGGTTCGCAACATATGGTTCATGGCCATCACCATTATCATATTATTTCGTATTGACACGTTCATCTCCTTATCTCGCAGGGATGGCAGCTGCACTTTCGATACACGAGACGAATCGTGCCAAGCAAACAGTATTGTCATCTCTTTCTCAATATAATGATGATTCAAATGAACAGAGAGATGATGGAAAAACTCATCCATGGACGATGTATGTAGATTTAATGTCTTTGACAACTGTATTGCTGTTAAGTTACTGTGGCGTTGGAAGTAACAGATGGATCCAGATGAAGATTCCAGTCTTCAACATCGTTCTGCAGATAGCAGGACGCTGGGCACTTGGTGTATCACTGTCGCGTATAATCATTGCGATATTTGGAGATCGTTTGCGATCGGTGAAATGGATGCTGTCATTTGACATTTGGGTTCCAATAGCAGGACTGTCATATAGTGCATATCTTTTACAAGAATGGGGGCTGATATTATCTCCTTCGTGGCATTCAGCTGGAGTAATAACAGTGTGGGCGTGTATGGGAACCTTCATCTTGTCGTTCATTGTGACAACAGCTGTCAGCCTGGCAATGGCTCTGCCGTTCTACGTTCTCATAGAGGCACCTATCTCTAAATTATGGTCTAACGAAAGCTCTAAAACGTAAAATATAATAATTTGTGTATAGTAAATAATGGCACCGAAAAAATGTGTCTATCCAGCTCCTGCCAAGGACCTGATAGAATACAAAGGACTTCTTTATTACCCTCCTAAAAAAATTACGAATCACGTATGGATAGGCTCGGAAGCTACCGCCGCGAATAAGGATTTCTTGAAAAAACACAATATAAAGTTCGTTGTGAATTGTTCGGCGGATATCCCTAGGTTCTCCGATATCCCAATGCTCAGGGTCCCCGTGTATGACGACCCGTCCGATGCCAACAAGATGAGTAAATATTTTGGAATCTCGAGTGTTGCTATCCGAGACGTGACTCGCTATAAGGGAAACGTCCTAGTACACTGTCGCGCCGGGCAAAACAGATCGTCGACGGTCGTGGCGGCGTATTTGATGACTATCAAGAAGATTGGATATGTCGAAGCAATGAAGCTTATACGCGAAAGAAAATGTGAAACGTTCAGGCCTTCGAATTTTACATCATCTTTAAAAGAATATCAAAAGAAACTTGTTGAAAACGGTATTATTAAACTCGGTAACAATAAGAAGAACAACAAACCCAATACGAAGAAGCTAAAAAAGGATTAAAATATATTACGTAAAGTAAATGTACGAATATAAAGTTAAGGTGAGTGATGTGATAGATGGAGACACGATTGATGTGGTGATCGACCTAGGTTTTGATATTTTCACGAACAAGAGAATTAGACTGTACGGAATCGATTGTCCCGAATCTAGAACAACCGATTTACACGAGAAAAAACTCGGATTAGAAGCGAAGGAATATCTCAAAAATGTATTAGGAAATGCGAGTACCGTCGTAGTAAAGACATTATCAACCGATGCGTATGAGAAATACGGAAGGGTGCTCGGACAAATATACACAGATTCGTCAACGACTTCAGTCAACGAATTGATGATATCTCGTGGTTATGCATGGTCATACGATGGCGGGGCCAAAGTCAAAGACTTCAATGCGTTGTTGGCCAAGAGAACATGATAGCATGTATAACATTTGTCGATACGGATAATCTTCGTATCGACAAACATACATTTCATACATACATGTAATACTGGGTACCAGTTACCATCCCACAATTTTTGGAGCGAGCATTGATTACTTCTTGGTTAGATTATTACGTTTAAGACATCTAAAAAGGGTATTGTAATGAATTCCAAGTTTATCGGCAGTGGCTTGGCGATTCTCCTCCATATCTTTAAAGACCAATAACATGTGTTCGTCCGTATATTTACGAGTGATTGATCTGTCAAACGTGCTATTTTTGTGCCCCTCCCTCATATTCTGTCTATGTTCTTCGGTTCTCATCTTGCCTCTATTTGCGTCTCCGATTTTATCTGCCGTTTCTTTTGAGTGTTTATGATTTCCATTCGCAATTCTGGTAGCCACCGCCTTTTTTACGGCTTCTTCCGGCATTTTTTTCCCCAGATTAATCATTCGTAGATGTTGTTTTTGAGCATCCGTCAGACGAATACCAAGTTTCTTTCTAGAAATGCTGATGTTTTTGCGGTGTTCTTTCGTAAATTTACGTCCTTTGTTGATATTACGAAGCTTTTGACGTGTATACGAAGAGATCACGTAAGTTTCCCACCTCTTTTTTCCAGCAACCGATACCGCATTACGGTGGTCTTTAGTAAGTTTACGACCTCTCTTCGCATCACCTATCTTCCGACGAATTTCATCTGTAAAACACACGCCATCTCCACCGGGAGTGCAATTGAGACCACGAGGAGCCAGCGTATCAAATGTGCTGATGAAGAATTTCTCCCATTGATTTGCCAGATATGCTCCTTTCACATTTGACTTCAAAATAGTAATATCAACATTCTCCCAACCATCGTATTTTTTCAAGCATCGTCTAACATAAATACATCCCGACGACTTTTTAGTGTGATTTTTAAGTCTTTGTGCGAAATTACAAGTTCTTCCTACATAACTCTTTCTATTAGGAAAAGTGAACATATACACCACAAAGTCTTTGGTTTGTAGATCGCACGAGGCAACCATGTTTAGAATGCATGTATATAATTTGTTAAGCTATTTACCACGACATTATACTAGGGGAAATCACCAAGAAATCACGCGTGGTGCCAGGAGTGATATTATTTTTAACCCAAGGCCAGACAATGCCGCAATTGCCAGTTTGTCTGAGAAAGAATCGGATACCATTCTTGCGGCGATATTCATAATGAGGAAAATAACGCTGAATTTGATGAGGTTGGCAACCGTAGGGACGGCACCCCCGACGAGAAAGATAACAGCGGAGTATGTCATTATCAAAAAAAGCGTCTCCGTCACCGCCTGACGACCGCATCCTATAGGGTTGAGTCTGCACCAGCTGGTAGTGTTGTTCAGGAAGTTGTTCTGGAGAGGTTGAGGGATGGGGAGAGAGTATTTCTTCTCGAGGTCGTCCAAAGCCTTGTTCATTTGATATAATGTAATATTATTTTTATCACGACGTTATTAGTTTAAATATTAAATATTACAATATAATAGTTAATGTATTCGTCCAAGAACGAAACCGGTGATATATACGATGAAGAATACATACGTTTTGCCACCCCTGGTGAAGTCGGGATGGCCAAGAAATGTTTCCAAAACACCACATTGTCTCCAACGGAAATGAGCTTTGATTTTTTGTATACGCCACCCTCTGGCACTGTCGAACCTGCTCGAAAGGTAGAGAAGATTGACACCCCTCTTGTTAAGAGAACCGTGGGAACAGCCAGCGAGGGAACATTTGTCCAACTTCTTTCGAGAGGACCGCAAGACGTGTATCTGACATACAATCCGGAAATGAGTTTGTTCAAGCGAGTATACAAAAGATACACGAACTTCGCAGTTGAGCAGTCGGAGGAGAAGTTCCCGACGACCGTGCGGTTTGGAACCAAAAACACAATCACTGTATCCAAGCGCGGAGACCTCATCGGTTCTATGATTCTGAGGGTTGTTCTCCCGAATTTAAATATTTCAGGGGGAACTTGGGTTGACACGATGGGCTATAATATCATCGCGGGGACGGTATTGCGAATAGGAGACACTCGTATTCAGCCGACCGAGGGGCTCTGGCTAGATATTGACGACAAGCTGTTTTGCCCGGACTCCCAATTCGCCGGGATAAGTAAGCTGGTAAAAAGAGGCGAGGTACTTGCTACTGATCAAGCGCACGAAATTTTGATCCCACTCAAGTTTTTTTGCTGCAAAAATACGACTTCGAAGCAGCAGTTCATCCCCACGTACAGCTTGGCCACCAATATAAACGTGTATGTCGACTTTACGTTCAAAACTTTAGTTTCCCTCGTGAACCTTCCGGCCAACACACAGCTCCCGGACAACGTTTCTTTGACAGCGGGACTGATCGTCGAATACACGTTTTTGGACGAGGCGGAGAAGTATAGATTTGCTCAGACCCCCACGAGTATAACGTTCGACAGAGTATTCAGCATAGACAAAAATACATACCTCACGACAACCAACGGGCAAGTCGTGAATCAATCAAAGGTAGATATCGACCTGAGGGAATTAAACAAGCCCGTGAAATACTTCGCAATCGTCGCGTATCCTGAGAATGATATAACCGGGTTCGAATATACCAATATATTCGAAAAAGGCACGTTTTATATAAATTCCAATCAACAGTTTTCGCCCAGAAATGGCGAGTATTTTTCTATAGTTCAGAAATATCAGCACTTCCGTCGGTGCAATCCCGATGACAACATTCTTGTTTACAGTTTTGCTCTAGATGCCACATCTTTTCAACCAAACGGATTCCTAAATTTCGCGCCTTACACAAAGTCGAAGTTGTCATTCGATATCGTGCCTCAAATAAATCCGAAGAAAATCAAAGTTTTTGCTGTTACTATAGACTTTTTGGTCTTCGACAATGGAATGTGCAGATTTTTATTCAATTAATTATTTGTTGCTTTTGCGATTTTTGCGACAGGACAGTTTGTCGGTTATCGTCGCTTGGCTTTCACGAGACTCCATGATCTTTTTCCACACCTTTGCCGCTTCATCACTCCCGTACATTTCACGCAATGTGATCATGACGGTATCTTCTTTGAGACTCGGCAATTTTGGGACTTGTTTTAGAATGAGCTGAACATCTCCAGAAGACGCAACTTCGTAATTATTCTTAGACATGAACTCTTGGATGATCGCCCCGAGTTCATCTTTCTTCTGACGCACCGCCTTTATACTTTTAGACGCTTCTGCGATTTGATTGGTAATATCCACATATTCCTTCACGCACTCGCGAAAAAGGTTCACTTGTTGTTCTGACATCGTGATGCTATGTTTTTTACACTATTTTTATTAAGTTATTAATAATCCATAAGATTTTTCAGATACTCTTGATCATATCCCATCAGCCACGCACAGAACTTTCCGGAAAGATATCCGTCGTCAGTGCCTCCGGGACAAAATTTGATCTGTGTGTGCAAGTTATTCTTTTGGCGTTTTGTAAGAATTTTCGCGCCACGTGCCGACTTATGATAGCAAAAGGCAGGAGTGTTCCAGAATGTCATCGCAATAGGTTTGGTAATGATTGCGTCTTCCTCAGCCTTGTGACCGACGGGTGGATCGCGCGGAGTCAGTGTGATATTCAGGTTCGGGATGATGTTTTGTTTCATGGGAACCTTGAACATGACGCCATCCGTAGAGTATCCAATCTTGACGATGTCGTCCTTGTCATCAATCGGTTTGCCCGAAAGCGTCAGGTCGTTGATGGACTCGAATGCAAACCTCACCTGGTCTGGAACGACGCTGTTACCCATAAATTTGATCAATTGTTTGTTTTCGTCAGAGTTAGTAGGAATCTGTTTGTCCTTAAAATCACCAGTCCATACGAATTTCTTCATGGGGATTTTTTCAAACTTCGTGATATCTCCTTTCTTTTGTGCCAGCATAAACCATCTGTAGCGGTTGTGATGAGCGCCAATGTTCTCGTCATTAGAACGACACGTCCACCACTTGGTATCGTATCCAAGGCTGTTCAGATCTGCCACGATCACCTTGAGATTCTTAGTCTGTGCAAGCACGTGCGAATTTTCGAGAAACACATACTCGGGGCTACTCTCCTTCACCACGCGACTTACCTCCGTCCACAAACCAGATGCGGCATGATCAAAACCAGTTCCTTTACCTGCGGTGCTGAAACCTGTGCAAGGCCAACCAGCGGTCACAATGTCTACTTTACCATTGTAAACAGAAGCATCGAATTTCGTAATGTCGCCATGAACTGGAAGACCACGCTGGCTCAAAAAAGCAGCAGCATCTTTCTCGTATTCGCAGAACGCAATCGGTTCCACATAACCGCGAAGACCGTGAGTAATACCTCCAATGCCGGCGAATAGTTCGAGTGCTTTGAGGACCATTGTTACTATGTCTTGGGATAAAAAAGTCAGTTTTATACACGAGTGTGACGATATATTACATGAATTTCATATCGTGATGCTTGAACCATTCGTCTATGGATGAAAATTCGTCTGGAAGAACAATTATTTTGTCGCTCATGGTGCCCTGCTTCGCAAGACGGTCGGCTTCGTCATTTCCTGGATCTCCAGAGTGAGCCTTTACTTTTGAAACATATACATGTCCGTTTCTCTCCTTGGACAATTGTAGCACAAATTTAGACAGCTTATCGTACTTTGTTCGCTTCATCTTGGTCACGATGTTGGAAATAGAAGTCTGGCTGTCCGTGAAAATAAGTGTGTCCAGGTCGGGATCCGCCATAGCAATGCTCGTGAAAATTGCACTCAGCTCCAGACGATTGATATCCTTTGTTTCGTGAGCTCGTGCGCTGAAAATACGAGCTTCTTCGTTTGCATTCCTCGATACAAATCCTATACCTCCTCGGTTCGATCTGATAGACGCATCTGTGTGTGAAATAACACGGTTTTCACGAAGGATGATTTTCTGAGGAAAACCGCGGAGAGTGTGAATGAACATATAACATATCGAATATTAATCAATCGAATATTTTACACACATGTGATATAATCATCGCTTGTTCGGTGTGAATAGTTTCTTCACGTATATCTTCTTGTCTCCCTGACGAACATATGTGCGACCCTTGCTGTCTCTCAGAACCTGACGTTTCTTGGAATTAACCTTTTCCGTATCGGTGAACGGGCTTCTCGCCTTACCGGACGATTCCTTTGCAGGAGAATTTCTTGTATCGGATGTCACCCCTCTTGGCGATTCCTTTTTGATCTCTTTACGGAGTCTCGGGTCGGCGTTTGGAAGGTCGAATCTCGCCATTGCACTTCCTCTACGCCGAGCCACTTGAGAAGGAGATCTCCTCGGAGCGGATCCAAAACGTTCTCTACCGGTCGACGAGTATCTCGGAGCTGCTTTTCCAGACATTCTAGAGGGTGACGGAGATCTTCTAGGCGAGGAAGACCTCCTGGACGATGAAGATTTAGAAGATCTCGGAGTCAGTGGTGACAATTGAATCAGTCCGGTGGTCGGCGATCTTGCCGCGGTAGGTGATCTGGCTGCCTGTCCGGATGACGCGACGTCCACGAACACCGGTTTGCCGCATTGGAAGTTCTCCTTGGAATGGAACATGTCTTTGAAGATCTTGCAATCCACTGCCATCGCCTTCAACAACCTTTCAGTCTGCGCGACGGGAGCATTTCTTCTAACGGCATCGGCGAATACGTAACTGTTGATGCCAGGAGGTAATTTCCCAGGAGGAGGACCGTTCACCGTGGACAGGTCCGCGCTCAGATTCAAATTCAGGATCTTCTTGGCAATTTTTTCTAGATCCGGCAGTGCTTTTTTGGATATTCCGTCGTGAGTAAAGGTTCGAGGCACTGTAGAGAAATATCTGTAGATGGACGCGAGTTTTCCGGCAGACTTCGAGTGGCCGCACATTCTCAGCGCACGTCCTACGGCTTGAATATCCGCCGCAACGTCGTGCAGAGGGTCCACGATGTGCACTCCGGTGAGACCTGGTGTGTCCAACCCTTGGTAGTATGTGCCAGTTGCCAGAATGATCTTGATGTTGTCTCCGTTGATGTTGGAAGGAGCCGCGAGTGCCTTTTTCATCGCATTGAGCTGTTTGGCTTCTATTTTCACGGTCTTGCCCTTGTACGAGTATGATCCAGATTTGTAGAACGCGTATCTTTTTCCGGAACCGAGTGGAGACGCACTCGGGACATAGTTAGAGTATCCCATGGAGTCCAGAACTGCCATGATAGTAAACGCGGTGGCCGCATTGATGACATACATATATTGCTTTCCCGGCGTGGACAGAACTCTCTTGAGCACTTCGCGAAGCTTAGGAGACAAGATGCTCATCTTGGGTCCGAAACGAATAACCGCCGGAATTCCACCTGTCAAATCACGTCGCGAGAGTCTCTCGATCTCGTCTGCGGAGTACAACCCGGTTATTGCCGTTTTTGTGGTCAGTGCATCTCCGGCACCAATCGCATTTTTCATATATCCAGGACGTTTCTCAGCCTTGAGTTGGGTGTCCGTCAGCGTCTTGACAGTCTTCAGGAACCCTGCATAATACTTGGGATCCATCTCTGAAAATACGTTTTGGACGTTTTTGTTTCCGTACACGCTCGTGTCTCCACGAAGCTCTACATAGCTCACGAAACCCTTAAGCCACTCAGGATGTTTGTTGAGATCTTCGGGACGGATCCTCGGCACGTTCAGAGGTCGCACAAAATTTACCACGCTCAGGATATCACTCACGGTTCCGCCAGGAGTTCCGGTGAGCGCGAAGACGTACATGTGCTTCTTATATTTGGCGTTGGTCAGCTCTGCTCTGAGCCAGTTAGCAGCTTTTATGTAATCCTCGCTGGTTCCGCTCGGTTTGAAAAGAGACTGAACTTCGTCCATGATGAGCACACTCCCGATCAATTTGCTCGGCTCTTTCTTGGTTTGTTTGCCATACTTTCCCATGAGCAATGCATCGCCTTCGGGATTTGCACGCCCGACCCCACCGGTTCCTTGAAATCCTAAATTAGACGCGAGCTCCGTGAAACTAAACGTCTTGATTCTTCTCGACATAGGCCCGACGTTTTTCTTGTCTGCACACCAACGCTTCAGTGCTTCCTCCGCGGTCATGGTGGAGCCGAACGCGGACACTTGTCTGCCGAAGGGAGCACGAGTAAACTCCGGAAGTTGAGCGTCTTTGAACACGAGCTTCACGTGGTCCGGATAAAATTTGAACAAGTTCTCCGTGTAGACATGAGCGTTGTTGTCTCGGTTGTTCTCAGGAGTCGTCGCCAGGACTATGTTACGCTTCGTGCCCCAGAATGCTAGGGCAACACCAAGTGACGTGGCAGTTTTGCCCGATCCGACGCTGTGGAAGCACAGCATCCCGCGAATCCCTCCAATTTCCTTAGGAGAGCGACTGGCGAGGATTCGAGCGAACTCATAGACAGACAATTGATGCGCTCCTATCTTGGGAATAGACCGATCACACTGTGGGTTTGCGCCGGCTGTGCCTTTGAATTTGCGTTTCTCCGCGATGATAGGCGCCATTCTTTGTTCGACACCCTTTACGAAGCAATTGTCAGAAGCACGAGGATTGAAAGTCTCCCCGACACATACGGGAGGGACCGGTGGCTTGTACATGGCAATGGCTCTCTGTTGGTCCGGAGACAATCTCCGGACAAATCTAGGATCAGACACGAATTGACCAGTAATATTCGTAGGAGAATATCTTTTCACATATTGACCGTCGCTCTTTCTAGGCTCCATGTATGACACCGTCGAGACGCCGTCTTTAGAGTCTACGACAGTCCCCGGAACGCGCACGGATTTATCACTCATTCTTCTCAGCGATACCTTGCCGTCTTCGAGAAATATCTCTATCCGCTTTCCCTTTGGAATGTTTCCCTTGATCACGACTGTTTTAATTACTACCTTGGGAACCTCCACCACACCAGGCTTCACTATCTTTCCCATCACAGAATAAATGGTCGGCTCCTCGACTGCTTTGCCGGATATAGGGTCGAAGTATACCTTGACAGCTTCTCCCACGGATCTCGTCGACTTTGTATCGAATCTCTCGACGTCGGTGTCCACGAAATTTGAATTCAGAAGCGCAAAAAGAGGAAACCCGCCATCGACGCTCATGGGAGTATCCGACTTCAGACGAGCGCTGAACGAGCCACTTGGTCTCGTAAAAGCGACCGTCGCCTTGTCCGAGGACGCTTGAGTAATTTTTCCATACGTAGACACTTTGCTCAGGGGAGATTTAGCGTTCTTCCATGGTAGGACTCCTATAATCCGTTTAGCGCGCTCGTCAAAATACACTACGACCGTCTCCCCGATGGCAAATCTATAATCTTTAGGCTGTGGGATTTCTTCCCGGTCAGTCGTCTTTGCAGGAGATTTGTATGCGGGCGACTTCGCAAACTTCCTTCGCGGTTTCAGAGGAAACAATCCTCCTTTTACAGGACGAGTCACGGACATTCGCTTAGAAGACTTAGAAGACATATATATAAATCAAATATTATTTTAGTGTGTAAAATTGATGGAAAAAAATTACGCCGTGATTGTAATGGCGTCTATAGCTCCGAGTCCAGGACCTCTCAGCAAGCGATTTGGCCAGACTGTGGATGCGATACTGAGAAGAGACAACGTTGAACGTTGGAACGAAAATAAGGACAATATCACAGTCGAAGAAGAAACAGACGACGTGGTTATATCAAAGAAGGACATCGCAGTTAATGTGGACGAAGAAAGCGCAGCTGTTGAGGAGACCTCGGAAAATGTGGAAGACGCCGTGAGCGAGGATGACGATGTTATCATAATCAGCGACACTTCCGGTGTTATTGTGGTTAAGGAAGAACCCGTTGAGCAAGATGAGGAAGTCATCGTGGTCGAAGAAGGCAGTGACCTTGATATTGAGGAGAATGTGAGTGACGACGTAGAGGGCGAAGAGAACACCGACAGCATCGATGTTCAGATCGAGGAGACCAACGATTACATGAGCGAAGCAGGCACGTTTGCGACAGAGGAAGTTGTGGAACCCGTAGTCGAAAAAGTCGCAATTGTAGCCGAAGAAGAGGATGACATCGTATATTATAAAGATGCTCAGATGGATTACGAGTTCGGAGAGATGCGCAAGGAAAACGGCGTGTACTTTGTCCCTCTGCAAAAGCCCGTCCTGATCCAGTCCCCCGTGGTAAAACTGCTGGAACCCATATCTGGAGTTTCGACGATTGTCAAGGTGTCTAGTGGGTTTTCCAAGTTTGTAAAGAACCACGAGGAGAACATGCTAAGGATCACAAAGGAAAACAAGGCTAAGTGGTTCAAAAATGATATTGAAGATAGTGCGCTCGACGGAGGTT